CGAATGAGTGCATGGAGTTCTTGTTTTAGGTAGCATCCGAACGTTGGTTTAGAGTTCCTAGGACAGGAACTCTTATCAACTTTTAGATCTTATCAGTGAGATGACTCGAGCATGACGACTACGAGAGCTCATTTAAGTATTACAAAGTTAATTATTATACGGTAGGTCCTTTGGACCGAAATCGGGGCTTTGCCCCACCCGGGAGAAATCCCAAACCCCGCTGGCTAAGGCTGGCACAACCCCCCCCCGTGTATCAGTACACATTAAACAACTGAGCAATCTCAATCGTTTGAGGGCAGAAGTATTTCAAATAAACAATCTAACTAGAATTACTGTCGAATAAAGCCTAACACATATATGGAAGAACCAGAATGTGTTAGATTAGTTAGTCTGGATTGGTGTTATCCAAACAATTAACACTCGTTACTTGACATAAACGTATTATGTAAATGCTAAGCATGGCTAATTTTACTGATCACATATACGTATGAGATCTAATTGGCGTTATCTACGTCACAGACTGGACAGACCAGTCAACGGTGTGTAAGCACGAACAAGGAACATACTCCCAACTGTTGAACCTCTATGAGGTATGTTGGTTCAAGTGATTTGGCAATTACTTGACTCTTAGGACGTAGTGGAGACGTCGAATATAAAATGATCCTTGGTGTATAGCACATGTAGTGTTATTTTGCTAGTCTTGGAAAACTAGTAGTAGACACAACATAGACCGGAGATGTTCGTTTAAATGGTTGCGACGAACTATAAACTCAAACTTTCCACATAGGTAGCAGGGGGCTAATCCCCCCCTGTGAGTTACAACCCTAGTGATAGGGACCTTATACCAACACTTTAGTAACCAATCTTTCAATCAACAACAAGACGCCAATATTTACGAAGATGAAACATCACACACTTCACCGATGCTCTGTGAAGTTAGTGATGAGAAATATTGTAAAGGCATGATGTCACCGGATGAATATTCCGAGTGGTTAACACATTATTCCTACTACAAGGACAAGTTCCAAAAGAAGAAGAATGCTGAGAGAGCACAGATAAATCGGCAATCTTCACGTGTCATACGTAGCACAAAGAAGAAGAGCAAAGCACGACGTAAACGCGCAAAGAAGGTGCAAGCTCATTTCATTGGAAACATAGGTGTGGCATACATTAAGCAATGTGTTATTGATGCTGGATTGCAATCAAGTGAGAAGCTACTCGATGCAATTGAAAACATTGCTCTCCTATATAGCGGTATAGAGAATGCGGCTAATAATTTGGGAGTTTTCACAGCATTACTGGTGTATCTCAAAACACATGTAAAGGGTTCGATTTTCTTCAAGTTGCGGGATCTTATCACAAAGATTCTGACAGAACCCGAAACAGGTGATGTAGAAGCCCATTCGAGTGGGACACAGGATGAACCCTCAACAGAGGTGGATATTGAAAATCCTGATGGTGTCAAGATCAAGACGAATACTGGCTTTCAATGGAATGACAAACCAGAATGGCTAGTCAAATTGAGAGATTTCCGCGTTAATTGGACCCAAATGAGGGATTCATTATTCACGGATAAACTATCGAAATTGCTTGGTCTTGTTGTCATTACAGGTTTGTGCGACGAGGAAACTGTCAAATTTGATATTGCAGGTTTCGAGTTGATTTCTGCAGACCTCAATGTAGTGCACAAGAAAGCATCATCCGTTATCGACGCTGTTTTCGACACTGTAATTTATTTCGTCGAAGTGGGATATGCATGCTGGAAACATGGTTCACTCAACCCAATTTGGACAGGAATGGAAGACGTGTCAATGGATCAAAGAATCTCAGACATCAAGAGATGGTGGAACTCCTGTGCCGTCGGCAATTTGAAGCGCGATTTCGATATGACCGATAGGCAATTTTGTGAGAAATTGGAGGATGCAATCCTCGAATTAGAGCGACGCAAAGCGCTCATCAGTCGAGGACTAGCACACATCACTTTGGTCAAATTGCATGCTCAATTGATGGACATTCACAACAACTTCGTTGACTTGAAAGTTTCTGGTGGTACCAGGAAGAGTCCATTCTTGATATGTTTCTACGGAGGAACAGGACAGAGTAAGTCTTTCATAACAGAACAAATGACTAGAGCCTTACTTACATCGGCTGGTGTGAATGCCGATGAGAGGCTTTGGTACACCAAAAATCCTTTGGATGATTATTGGTCAGGTTTTCGGTCTGATATGACTACTGTGAATTGGGATGATTTTTGTCAAGGTGCAGCAGACAAATCTACACACAACCCTTGGATGGATGTCTTCGGGCTCAAAGGTAATCAAAAATTTGTTGCCAACATGGCTGATGTCGAGTCCAAAGGCAGAGTTTACGGTGAACCTGAACTACTCACAATGAACACGAACTCCGAATGGATGCAAGTCAAGACTTGGGTCACATCGCCCAGTGCAGCGCTAAGACGCATTGACTATAGGATCGTTACAAAGACGAAAGCTGAATTTTCCAAAACAGGAGAAGTGGGCGGTATGTTGGACAAGAGTGCTGCTCTATTGTGGCGCAAAGAACACCCAGACGAACCTATTGATGATATCTGGGAATGCACCGTTCAGTACTTCAAACCGAAAGAAAATGCTTCCATATCAGCTTTACCTGATGTTAAGATTGCGAGACATTGGGGAAAGCCATTGGAGAATGTATCTGCCAAAGAGGCTTTGGCTTTTCTAACAGAACAATTCTTGTTGCATAATGAGGAGCAAACGACGTTGATGGAGAATAAGAAGAACATCGCAAAATGCCTCGAAGTTTGTGGTGTGGATGGTTGTAGACAATTGAGAGGTGTGTGTAACTGCATACGCCCTGAGAAAGTCGATGCTCATACCTATCTAGGTGATGCCTTGTGTAAAGTAGCCGGAGGGGCTGCTGCAAGGTATTTGGATGTTTTCAATGGTGTAGACTATGCCGCGAGTAAGTTATTACTGCACCAAGCTGAACGTTTCTGGCGTAATAATGGTTGGTATGCCTTACTTCCGACATCATGGGCTAAAAATCCGACTTTCCAAAAATTGATGATGATTACGAATAGGCGTACGATGATGCAACACTATATGAAACAATCGATGTGGAATCTCATTTGGGGCGTGGCAAGCGCTGCTCCTTTGATGTATGCAGCCAGGTTCAAGCTGCTTCCTCCAAGACAAATCGGTTTAATTTCAAGTGGTGTCATCACATACACTGCTATGCGACAAATGTCGATAGCAGAATACGCCAAAGAATCGTTTGTTGAAGAATTGATTGAGACCAATGAATCAGTCAGCGTAGTCAGTTTGGAACAACGTGATCAAATTGCTAAGACGTTACTGACATCATCGGCAATGGTCATGGCAGCGTACACGCTTGTCAAGTTCATTCGAAATTGTAAAGACTCAGTCACTTTGATAAGTGGTCACGGATTTGAACCAGAAGAGGAAAAGATTGAATCTGAGCCGCAGGGTAATTTGACCCCAACGAATGAAAGTGAGATCAGAGCTCGCGAATTAGAAAGTGATCAGTGGGCCAAAGCTAAAGTGCAGAGATTGCCCGTAAACGAAGACACAGCCACTATGACCATTGAACAGGTTATGAATGCTGTCGGAAAGAGTTTGTACCACTGTAAGTTCGTTGATCATGGAACGTTTGTGAATGCTCTGTTTTTGGACACCAATATTTGCATCCTACCTAACCATGTGTTTGAAGTGGAAGGGAGGAATGTTGAAGACATAAAATGTTTTTTCAGTAAACACGGCCCCAACGTGACTGGAGGTAGTTTTACGTACTTGGTCAGTAAGTCAGCGACGTACCACATTCCAGGAACTGATCTTCGAGTCGTTTATGTCGGAGGTGGTGGTGATCATACAAACATCATGCATCTCTTACCACAAGAAGGCCTAACTAATGGTTCGACCTTCCACGGACGCATTCGGTTCAGGAATAATGAAGGGAAATTCTTGGATGGTAAGATACATCCTGAAGTTGCACGTGTTGGTCACGCTCATTGCACAGATTTCAAAGGAGGCAAATATAGTGCGAAGACGTTTTCTGGTCTCTGTGGATCCCCTGTTTTCAGCGATTCTAAAACCAAACAAATAGTAGGAGTACATTTGGGAGGTGTTGCGAACATCCAGTATGGAATCTATGGGGAAATAACGCAAACAATGCTTCGTAACGCAATTGCCCAATTGCGCAAGACACCAGGTGTGAGACTAGGTGGATCGAGTGGTACTTTCAGGAATCATATCCTGGGTAGGGACATTGTCGTGAGTGCACACGGTCCTGAACCCCGAAGTCCCATGAATTTCCTTCCTCAGGGCACTCAATTGGAGTACTACGGGCAGTGTATTGGTAAGACAACACCGAGATCAGATGTGTGTAAGACAAAAATTTCTTCATACGTTTTTGATGTCATGGATTATGCCAATCAGTGGGGCAAACCCTCGATGAAACCCGCATGGAAGCCTTACCAGACGTGCATGGCGAACATATCAGAACCAGCCCTGAATTTTGAACACACTGCTCTGATTTGGGCGATCGAAGATTACACACTCCCGATCTATCAGATATTTAAGAAACCACAGTGGCACTGTGGTCCACTAAGTCATCACGAAACTCTGAATGGGATAGCGGGTTCAAAATTTGTGAAGTCCATGGATTTTTCAACATCCATTGGATATCCATTGACGGGACCAAAATCCAAGTATTCAACATTGCACGTAGACGAGAAAGGCAATGAATACCGTGAGTTTGATGATTTCATACTACAACATTTGAAAGAAGTGGGAGAAGTGTACGAGCGAGGTGAGAGGTTTTATGCAGTTTGTAATGGCTGTACTAAGAATGAAGCCGTGCCTCTTGGTAAGGATAAATGCAGGATCTTTTACGCAAATCCTATATCCCTCGTGTACTATGTGAGAAAGTATTTCCTTCCTATAGCGAGAGTGTTCATGTTAAACCCTATTGTATGTGAGTGTGCGGTCGGTATTAATTCACATGGACCTGAGTGGGAAGAATTGGAC